TGACAGTTGGGCCGATGATCGGCTTCAGTAGTTCCCACATGCTCTACTCCTATTGATCAAGATTCATTCTCCCTGCACAATCTCTGACCCACGACATGGAGCAGAGGTAGCCAAAGAAGAATCCACTGATGAAGGTCACGACCTGACCCCAAGATATTGTCCAGTCATTTAAGTAGAACGAGAGAACGGACGCCATTACCCACATCCAAGCGTTGCCATTCTTGATATTGATGATTTTGGCATACACAGTATCCGACATCCACAGTCGAGTCTCATTCTTGGACATCTCTGGACTCTCCTCGCACCAAATGGTAGCTCAATGAGCTTGGAACCTGTAAGGCTGGAATTCCATTATCGGAGAGCTTGTCCATGTAACTCACATCCCCGGTGACCCCTTCCTCGTTGATTCCATCATGGAGAGGGCCGAACTCTTCCCACAGAGCCTTCGTCTGAAGCCATGTAACGCCGTCTGGGCGCAGTTGCTTGCCTCGGGCAGGGTGAGAGTGGTAGAGACTCGCTTCGACGGCTGTGAGGGCCTTCTGGTTCGCATGGCGTCTCTGTATGTCATTGCAGTACTGGTCCCACCGTCGTTCATCGAATTCATCCCACACTGTGCCAAAATGCTCGATAGGATGCCGGGACCGTCCAGCCGCAGGAGATTCCACTGTCCATGTATGATATGTATGCCTCTCGCCCCACCTGTCAGCCGCAGCCATGAGATGGTGGAGCCATTGTCTGGAGAAGTATTGATCCGACCCCATCCTGACAACCCACTTCGTTTCTGCGTGTTGATATCCCATGTTGAAGCAAGCGTAGAGGTTGTGCAAGAAACGAGTCGTCTTGTCTGAAATCGTAGCTGGTTGCTTCTCAGGATGAATCACGTATTTCAGATTCATCTCTGGAAAGGCTTCCTGAACTTCCTTGCAGTAACCCTCAGTCTTCTTGTTGGCTCCTGCCAGAATGATCAGCCAATCTACATCCACGCCGGCCCGTCTATGCGCATTGATAATGCACCAGTTGAGCAGTTCGATGTCATCCTTGATGATGGTATACGCCGTGATGTCACTCATTGAAAATCCCCGAATCTATAGTGGCAACCATTTCTTCTGGTGTCCCCATGCTGAACACCTTCTTAACTGGAAATCCCTTCACCTTATGTCCTCGCGTAATCATCTTGTTATATGCCGACTCGACATAGATCTCATTTTGAACAAGATCCTCTTCAGTCATATCTGCCAGAGCAGAGAAGTAGAAGTTGGCGTCGGAGAAATAGCTGCACCCACATAATGCATAGGGAAAATCCAGCGAAGACCTCTTGGGTTTAATTCCACGCAACTCCCAGTTGGTGCCTTGTTCAGGTATAGCGAAGCCCCAGTCATCCTTCTCGGTGGTCATCCAGAGAGGGACGATACCATCAGCACTCTCTGAGTCTATCGCTTTGACAAACTCTTCCTTGTCCCAAGACAAGAATTGATCGGAGTGATGAATCAAAAGCTGTGGATCTTCATGGGGAATGTGATGTCGTGCCAACTGGACGCAGTGAGCTACGCCCGTAGGCTCTGTCTCTTCCAGAAACAATCCATGAGGATAATTCTGAAGCCCTGCCTGACGATACATCTCCGATGCCTGAGCAGCCTCACCCTTGGCGCAGATGAAGATCACCAAACGAATCTGATCCAGAGGAAGACACGATAGAGATCGGATAAACATCGGCAAACCGTTGATCAGAATGAGAGGCTTGCTCACTTCTGTATAGCTACGAAAGCGAGTGCCATACCCACCCATGGGCATTACGACGGTAAGCATCTTCTCATCCTCTGGAATATGTCGAGATGTTCTGGTGCCACATCATGCATTTTGCCAGTAACCTCTGAACGGATCTGCCCACTCAGAACATCATCCACGGTGACCCATTTTAATTCTACACCTTCACGACATTCGAAAGTCACAAATTGATCTGGGTAGGGCCTGAGCCTGAAGACAGTAGTTATCGTATTGATGCCAGCATAGTGAAAATTGAGCAATGGTTCTAATTGATCGGGGCTTACTGCCTGTGCAGTCTCTTCCCAAATCTCTCTGACCAAAGCTTCAACAAGAGTCTCGTCGCCATCTGCTTGGCCCCCCGGCATCGACCACATGTCAGGATTCCAGATCCAATCTTTATCATCTCTTAAATTAGCAAGAACCATCTTGTCTTTGATGATAATGACTGTAACGCTCTGTCGGCCAACGAAGGCTGTCATTTGACGACCTCCAATTGGTAATACTGATCTCCATTGCCAGTAGCGTCGTATCGACACTCAGTCACTTTGAACTCGCCTCTGATGCTATACATCGGTCCACGCTCGATGATATACTCGCCGTCCTTCTTCTCCCACATCTGGAATGACCACTGATCCCAATCTGTCTTCTTATGGGTGTAATCCTTCCCCCCGTTCGGAGAATCTTTATTGGGCACGAAGATGTCTACACTTCCACCCTTCTTGGTGACTCTCCAGATCTCCTCCATGATGAAGATGAGGTCTTCGCCATTGAAGTGTTCAAGGATTTGCTTTGCCAGCACTCCATGAAAGTAACTGTCATCAAAGGGAATCCCTCGGGTGATGCTCCTGACAATATCCACGCCTACGAAGGGGTGATGATCCATACCGATGTAACCGGGGGCCTTGTTGGGTCCACAACCTATATCCAGAAGCCTCATCTTAGCCATTGGTTAAATTCTTTGAAAACATCTCGGCAATACCAGCCGCATGATGCAGATAGCTCATCGTGTTGACCTGATCTCTCATACGTGCCTTATGGCGGATCTTGCTTTCCATCAATTCACAACATGCATCTACGTCGCCAGCAGGGAACAATTCTACGCCATGGCGATAATCATCCATCCACCCTACTCTAGCCGAGATTACAGGCTTACCTAAATAAAGAGCCTCTAGAGGAGCCATAGGTCCACCTTCCCATAAAGAAGGGACTAACAGGCAATCGATCTTGTCGTAGAAGTCTCTATAGCTTCTGTAGTCCTCTCCTTCATGGATCTCTGCTTTAGGAACCATGAAATCGTCTGGATTCCATCCCTCTCCTTTGAACAGAAGAGCCATGTTCCAAGTCTCTTCTTTGACTAATCCAGTAATAACCTCCTGCAAGAAGCCGTTCCCTTTGCCGATAATAGGATTACCATCTGGGTCTGATCCACGTTGTGCGATTCCAAACGTATATGGAATCGGCTCACCAAGATCAACCTCAAAATCTCCCCCCGGCTTGGATACGATCATCTGTTCTGGATGATAGGTTTTATTCTGGAGGAACATGTCATGATAGTAGGAATTCATATGCACGACGCCATCAAGGTCAGCCCAGTGCGCCCTGAAGTTATCCCAACTGTCCTCATGAAGGTGGGTGAACATCCCGATGTGGGGGACGTCGGGAAAGGCAGTTCTCATCGAAGGGAACCAACAGTTTTGGATATCCACGTAATACCAACCGGAGAACGATTCTGCCTCCTTGTGCGTGAGATTAATCAACTGACTGACAGGAATACTCTGGAACACATCAGGGAGAGCAGCGCAAACACGCTCTCCGATGTGCTGAAGAATCCAGCCTGAGTCAACATGAATTACACCGATCTTACCCATTGTCGGTATCTGTTTCCTTGATCGGACGCTCCATCATGAAGCCTTTTAGCTGGTCTTCATACTCAGCATTACGAAGCACATCAAACTTCGTTTGATTCTCCTGCTTCAGCTTCGAATGATCCAGTTCGCAGTTGAAGCACAGGTCGAAGCGAGTGCCATCTGGCTTCTTATAGGATTCTAGGTCATGCACAACTGACTCACATCGATCACAGACCTTCATTCCATCTCCTCCATGTCGCCATCTACATGTTCAGCCTGTCGAATATGCCAATGCATATGATCGGGCCAGTGCTGTGTCTTTCGGTCAATCGTGAAGTGATAATTCGGATACGCCACCGACGCTACATATGAGCATCGGTCGATTACTTCTTGAAGCTCTTTCTTTGTGAAGTCCTCTTCTCTTTTATGACTATGCACAACCACCATAGGCACTTTACACTTGCCGCAGCGAGTGATCAAGAAGAGACGCTCCTTGACGTAGATCTTCGCCTTGGCTGGAGGGGGTTTACAAATCGGGCACCCCATTTTCCTTCCGATATGCTTCGTAGGTGTCATAGTCTCCTGCTCTTCCCGGTAGAATGATTTTTGGTTTCCTACCCTTGCCGGTGGGACGACAGAACTCTGGGAACCACTCCTTCTTTGCTGTCTCCAGAACCATACCTTTCTCCGTGACCAGCCTGTCAAGTGGATACCCTGTCTGTCCATGCCTCTTGTAGGTATAGAACTTCTGGAGAATTCGCTCTGTACTAGCGAATCCATAATGGAGCAATTGCTGGTCCTCCTCTTGAAAGCGAATCGCTCCTACGCGAATATCTTGGTCAGCACTCTCACGCCGATATGGAATAGGCATCTGCTTCTGGTGTAGCCCACCGCGTGGATCATAGTAAAGCTGTCCGGTGTTCATCCAGAAGACGCAATGCCACAGGTCGTTGTATTCAAGGTCGGTGCGATAATACTTCTCACTACGCCAGAGATTCAGATTATGAAGATAGATCTGCACAAGATTATTCTTCTTCACTTCTGCCAGCGCGTCGTTGACTTGTTCTCTGTCTGTAAAAAACTCTCCAAGAACAGCATCGGAATCAAACCAGCAGATCCAATTACATTTAGGATGATCGCCCAGCAACCTTCTCAGCAGAAGGTCTTTGTGATGGATCTCCAGATTGAATTCATTGGTGCGACCTTTGATGACGACACAGTCGAAATCCTGATAGACTGGCATGACATCTTCAGTCGAGGCGTCATCATAGACGTAAATCTCATCGGATACCATACGCATTGACGTGAGACACTTACGTAGGTCGCCATTCTCGACTCCGTTAAAGTTTTGGAGAAATCCGATGATGTTCATAGTTGTTCTTTCTTACCATGAGGTATCCAGACATGCCCACCGGCTCCATAGCGTTCCATCAGATATGCCATGTCAGCTTCTTTCTTCAGACGCTCTTCCTCAGTCTTCAGCGTATTCAACATCTGGCCTTGATGAACACGACGCCTCACCAATGGCTCTGCCACGGCTGAGAAATTGAATCGCTCCGCACAGCGTAATAGGAATTCGTAATCCTGCGCATGGACGATGTTCATATCGAAACCACCTACCTCATCGAAGATCTTGCGATGCCACATGACTGTTGCAGCATTGATGAAGCAGTGCTGGCGCAGATTGTCAAATAGCTTTTCTCTAGAAGGATACTGTGCTGCGGCGTGGGTCTCCATGCACTGAGGTATCCCAAGCTCAAAAGATGTATAGGAGATCATATGATCGCCCATCTCCTGAAGCTGGAATGCCACCTTGTCCTGCATATAGAGATCATCAGAAGGAAGCCATGTGATCCAGTCGCCTTCAGATAGCCCGATAGCCGTGTTCAGTGCCCCGGCGACTCCTTGATTCTCTTGCCAGTGGTAGGTCCATTCTCTGGTTCCCACTCTCGGGACTGGACAATCCTTCTGACAACGCTCTACGACATCCTCCTGAGAAGGAGTCGAGCCGTCATCAACGACAACAATCTGGATATCGGGCCAGCTTTGGAAGTAGGCAGACTTGATAGCTGCTTCCAGAAATGTTGGTTTCTGATTATAGGTAGGAATGATGATCGAAACCAGATCAGATGAATGCACTGCCGTCACAATCCTTTCTCCTTGCGAAGTTTCTTCTTCTCTGCGCCGATTAGCTTGCTCAACATCGCTGCCATACTCATCTTGCAAGCAGCAGCAATGATCTTGAGATCACGATGATCGTCAGCCCAGATTTTCATCGTTCTAAAGGTCTTGCTCATTTAGTCATCCATGTAGTAAATTGGCTACATGTAGTATAACCACACTCAAAGGAGGCGTCAACGTGGAAATAGTCCAATGTCATACTCCCAACAAGTCTCTCAAGAAGAGACTCCGAACGAACATCACCTTGGGCGTTGTGCATTATACTGGCTCAATGAATTTCGATGGAACGCTTAACTGGTTCGAGAATCCGAAAGCGAAGGTCTCGGCCCACTACGTCATCGGCAGAGAGGGCACAGTTGCTCAATTTGAAACCATCTACACAAAACTTTGGCATGCAGGTAAGAGTGAGTGGAATGGACGCAAGTGGTGCAACGGCTACTCCATTGGCTATGAGCTTGTTGGTACTTCTGACTCTGGATTCACTCAAGAGCAATACGATGCGTTATGTGAAGTCATCATGGACAACATGACTAACTGTCCTCTCTCAGCTATTGTCGGCCATGAGCATATCAGCCCCGGCAGGAAGGTTGATCCCGGCGAGGGGTTCAACTGGAACAAGATAGCTGCACCCCTCGCTATCGAAATCAACAAGCACACATTCACTGGCAACAAGCTTGCCCAAATAGGTCCGAAACGACTCAAACCTGTGCCCCTTGCTGTCAATGAGAGTGGTAGAGAGCTGGATGTTCCTGAACCCATGGTCACCTCGACTTCCACCGAAGTACGAAACCCCAAGATGGGCAATGGCAAAGATCCATGGTGGAAGATCTGGTAATCAATAGGAGAACATCTCTGACATGACAGGCATCGACAGTTTGGTCTCTGGCATCCGGTTGTACTCTCGACGCCTGTTGAAACCGCGCTTCCACTCAAACATGTACTGCACCAACTGGTCAGTCTGGGACATCACAAGCTCGATGGAATTATTCTGCACGACGTGATCCCTGTAGGCACCTGAATCGTAAGGCCCCTCCAGAAGCTCTCTAAGGCCCCCTGAATGCGTGAACGTCTCAGGCCACATCACACCCTGCCTATCGTAGAGAAGAGGCTTGATGCCCTTGCACATGGCTTCTGCGACGGAATAGCCGAACGATTCCACGATGGATGTGGAGATGATATAATCCTTATCCTCCAGCCATTCGTTTTTACGGTCGTCATCAACCCATCCATACCACCAGACATTCGGCAACGATTCACAGGCATGTTGCCACCAGTATGCCAGATGGTTCCCTTGAAATCGACCGGCGATATGGAACTCGTAATCGGGATGAGTCTTAGCGCACTCCATGAGCAGAGGGATGTTCTTCTTCTCATTGAGATAGCCAAGGTATGCGATCTTCTTTCCTCGACCGTGTTCCCTGAAACTGAAGCGATCGGTCTGGACACCATTAGGGATCACTGACAGGTCAACGCGCTCTGTTTGTTCAGGCCAACGACTGATGAACAGGTCACGAATGTGATCAGCGACGAACACCAAGTGGTCGATGTTATCCCAGTTCACATTCCCCGGCACATCACCGAAGGCTTCATAGGAATGGAGTCTGCACACAACTGGAACATCCCACTCACGAATGCTGACATCCTGTAGATTCGCATCGGCCCATTCGACCCACACGAAGTCAGCCCACTGTTGCCAGCGCGTCTCCAGTGTCTTCCTGACGGAGACATGATAGTTTTGCACCATCCATTGAGAGAGTGGGCCAGTAAAGCTGCCAATGTGATCGAGAATCAGGAAGTTCTCTCGATGAGTCTTAGAGATCTCTGTCTTGATCTGATCCTTGAATGCTTCTCGCTTGGCGATGATCGATCCATCATTAGGTCGCCATCCCAAGGCTTCCCCGGCGGATCGCATTGCAGAATGCCAATCCTTCAAATTCTCGTAGCACTTCATCTTCAGGATGATCGGCATGTAGGTATAGGCTGACCCCTGACAGAACATGACCGTGAACGGAGCCTTGACGTTGTCAGCGATCTTGAGCCAGTGGATGCACTCTTCCCATTGACCGTCAGCGAATGCGATCTCTGCCAGAAGGATATAGGGTTCGCGCCGACGCCAGTTGACTTGCATTGCCAGAAGGAGATACTCCTTCGCCTTGGCCTTGTTACCTGTATGACGAAGATGAAGTAGGCCCAACTGTTGGAGAGCTTGGTACTTCTCTTCTCCAAATGCAGGGTTCATCTTCATATATCGTTCGTACCACCAGATCGCTTTCTTCGGCTCCCCCATGTCGGCATAGGAATTGCCCATGTAGAAGTAGGGTCTGGTGTTCTTCTTATCCTTCTTGATGTCGTTTTTCAGGCCGGTGAGATTCATGCGTTTGCGCTGGAGCTTACGCCTCTTCTCACGCTGCGGTGGCATGTTGTGGATCAGGATGACTTCTGGACAACCTACGGCCTTCTTGGAATCGTAGCCTTCCAGATGATTGTGTACCTTCGCCTTGTAGTTGATCTTGCCGTTGTTACGGAATAATCTTGGCTGAAGGAAGAACAAGGAAGGGATGGCATCCTCGCCCACGTTCATGCAGACATTGAAACAGGCTACATCGAAATTCTCGTCGAAGCCTTTATCCAGAATCTGTTCAAGATAGCTGACCGATGTGAGGATCTGTCGTTCAGAAGGATCAAGGTGATAGATCCCTGCCATACTATCTTCAAGAGGATGTCCTTCTGGACATAGAAACTCATGACCGTCAAGGATCAGAATCAATGAGCCATTGGCTCTCTTGATCGCTTTGTTGCGTGTGCCAGCGAAGTCATCGTTGAAATCGAATTCGAAGTAGTCGGTGGCATACTTCTTAGCAATCTCTGGGGTGTCGTCAGTGCACTTGCGATCTACCCCGATGATTATCTCATCCACGAGGTTCTCAACACTCTTGATGGCATTCTCCAGCGTCTCAGCCTCATCGTGGACGACCATGCAGAGAGAGATGCTCTCCCTCGACATAGGTCGCTCTACTTCAGTCATATTCTCTCTCCATAAAAAAAAGACCGATCCGCATGGGGTTTACTCAGCCCCACACAGATCGGTCTGTCTATTCGACTTGGGGAAGTCATGAAGCTATGATAGCTCCAGACACCCGTGTAGTCAAATGTGGAAATTGGCTACCTAATGCGCTGGACTCCGAGTGTCAAGTAGGGATTGGTGAGTGCCTTCCCATCCGAGTTCATGGAGATCACCATTCCAGAAGTGAACCCCAGAGAGTCTACGGGAAGATGAAAGATCGAACCATCGGCAGCACTGATCGCCATAGCCAGTTTCGTATCCGTCGTGACATTGAATCCGACCGACGTAGCTGAGTTTATCAGACGTAGGGAGACATTGCCAGACTGGATATTGAGAAAGCCTGAAGTCAGAATGACGGAATCACCACGGCCAGCAGCCGTAGGACCACCAATCTTAACCAGATGGTTGTTATTCCCCGGCTTGATAAAAACCGGTTCAGATCGGCGTCGTTGCGAAGCCATTATGCCAGTTCCTTCTCGTCCTCTTCGATTTCGTCAGGATCGTCCAGACTTGGTACCTCATCAGTCAATTCGACTACCTCTTCGATATTCTCTTCGACTGTGACATCAACGGACGGGGCAGGAAGACCCTTTGCAAGATCCTCTGCCTCCGTCTCGTCAATGAATCGGCACCAAGTCTCTTGTGGACCCCACTGCGCAGCGTAAGTCCGAAGCAACCTTCTGGACCAGTCATGGACTGTTCCGATCTGGAGATTCGATTTCTTACCGACAGTTTTAGTCAACACGAGAAACATGGTGATTCGCCTTTTGGTTCCTACTCTTCGAACGCAGGATACCAGTTGGTATGGACGCTGAGATGATTCATCGTCTGGGGGGTACCAGAAATCGCCAATTCAAGGAACAAACCGGCGCCAGCTTCCATAGTAGCATTACCGTTGTTGATATCTGACAACTCCTTGAACCCAGAGGCAGCAATAGTGACACCACTGAGAGAAGCATTCTGCTTCAGGAGATCAACACCACGAGATTTATTTACAAGATTTAAGACCCATGTGTCGGCTTCATTGGCGTGGTGTCGCATTGCCGAAGAACCGAAGTTCACCGACACGGACTGAATCTTCGCGCCCCCCTCGGGGGCACGAAAGATACAGAAATCCACGGCTCCAGAAGCAACCTGTCCAACATGGGCTGGGGTCGAGCGCCGACGAGCAGCCTTGTTCAAAGCGCCAGACTGCATCCCCTTACGCTGAAAAAATCCCCGAACATTACCCGTTTTGGTTGCCATCTCTTCTTTCCCCTTAGTCTACGATGCCAGAGAAGAAGTAGCCCAGATCAGAGGCAGTGAGCTTCATGTCAAGGTCTACATTGGCCTCGACAACGTCCTGCTCTTCAGCTTCCTCGCGATAGGTCTTCGTTGACACACCCTGCCAATTAAAAGTGTAACCGGCAGACGGAGTGTCGATGGAAGGACTGTTCGTGACACCAGCGAGGAGGACGTTCTTACCCCAGATGAAGGACATCGAGGTCGTCTGGCCTTCCTGTGCGCTGTTGTAGACCGCATCGCCCACGAGAACCGTGGGGATATCCAGCCACGCCGCAACCTGTGCTTCCGTGAGGATGCCAGTCTGCGTGTGCTTGTAACGGTCGATAGCGTCGGGATGCTGCTTGAGGGCAGACATCACCTCGTGGCCCATCACCAGAATGTTGGGCTTCATGCCCGTGTTCTGGAGAATCGTGTCCACGCCATCGGAGATATCCTTTGCAGGATCGCCGTTGGCATAATCATCCCACTTGTCTGCACCCACGCCACCAACAACGTCGGTGTCCCATTTGCCAGTCGCGAAAATGTCTGTTACCAGACGACGTTCGCGCCGAATGTTGATCTGCTCCATGACGTGGGAGGCCGCGTTCTCAAACGGACGAACAACGTCGTCGGCATTGTCCACGATCATATCTGGAACGCCCTGTCCGAAGCTGATGCGCTTACACGCATACGGCTCGGTTGTGACATTCCAGCCACCACGCGGTGCACGAGTTCCCGGCTGGCGATCATTCGCAGCCTCGTCACGGAAGCGATCACCCTTGGTGAACTTGAAATACACGTCACTCTTATGAGCAACATTCACCGAAGGAAATACGCGCTCTGCGATGTACAGTGAATTCTCGTATCCAATTGCAACGTCTTGGATAGCTGCGTTCACATGTGCATCGGCATTTTTGGGTTCAGGCATTATGTCCCCTATACCTTATGTGGCAGCTTGGGTCTGTTCCAGAAGCACGGAGATGACATCAGAAGAAACGCCATCCTCCAGAGCTTGGGCACCGTACTTGGCATTACCCACGCCAAGAACGCCATTACCATTGGCGTCAGCCTTGACCTGATTTCCTGCCTTGACGGTTCCACCAAGACGAAGTTTCGATACTCCGATGAGCCTGATACTCAGACCCTCGGTTTTCTTTGCCGTAGACTGGGTGATACCCAGAATACGGTCACCGGCAGCAGCAGCCACGACCTGTGGCGACGTGTTCCCCATCTTGGCGAAGATGAACTGGTCGCTATTAGCAGACAGTCCATTTCCAGAGACAGCGAACGTCAGGTCGAGAATGCCATTTTCAGCAGCCATTGATTAGCTCCTTATGAGGCTTTCTTGGCCTGTTCAGCCAATTGGGGATTCTCGGTCTCTACGAGTTTACGCGCTTCCTGCTGCGCCAACTGGTAGGTCGAGAACTTTGCAGCATCATCACTCATCAACTGACGAGCAGTCGTGCGAACCTTAGACCAGTACTCGGTCTTGGGATCGAGTGTGGCAGTGTCCTTGTCTCCAGAACCCTGCTCCACTGTCAGTTCCAGTGGAAGCTCGGAGCGACTGGCGATGATGCTATCGAATACATCGGGGCTATCGAAGGCGAGAGATCGCATAGCAGGAACAACTTCCTTACCATCGACTTCGCTCAACGCCACCTCGGCAGGTAGCATCTTGCGGGTCTCAATGGCACGGTCGATGCGCTCCTGCCCATCCTTCTGGTTGCGATCCTGTTCCATCGCGTCCAGACGATCAGAGAGTGCCACCATCTCGTCACTGAGAATTTTCTTCTCAGATTCCAGCTTGGCATTCTCTTCCGACAGCTTGACACTTTCATCAGTGCCATCAGTCAGCTTCGCCTCGGTCTCTTCATTCGTCACCGTCAGAGATTCGACCTGAGTCGTCAACTCTTCCAGTTTCGTCTGAAGACCCTCGGCCTCAGTGACCTTTGCAGTCAGAGCAGCGATTGCGTCTTCGATGGAGTCTTCGGCTCCGATGCTCAACAGCCCACGAAGGGTTTCTTCGTTCATTGCATCTTCTCCATCTATTGAAGTAAGACTGGCTCCATCAGGGTCCAGCCCCGCATCATCTGATGCGGACACCTCCGTAGGAACGAACATGTGCTTTACCTTCGTCCATTCATCTGGAGGGGAAAATCGAACGTCAGAATTATCCTCACGTTCGAACTCGATCTGAAACAAATCACTACCACCGTTGGAGTCGCGCCGAACAACCACGTTGTCCTCGCGTACATCCTCGATCCAGTAGTTGACTGCTTCAGAGTCTCGGAAGTTCTTGTGGAACTGAGTAGTCACATCCCTCATCATGTCGCTGATGCTGTTGGTGGACGCCAGCTTCAAGATGGATTCTTCCACCTTGTCTACTGTGGCTAACAGCAATGGTGCGAGCGAGGAAGAAGTCTGTGCCAGTGTTACGGGAGACATGCCGGGAAGGAAGGGCCGGTTGGTGAGTGCGAATGCCAGAAGCTTGGCTCCTGAAGTCTCACCGGTTTCGGGATTCGTGTAAGCCCATGTGAACTCAGGGCTGACGAAACGAAACTCTTCATTGCTGATGAATTCCTGTGCGGCTTCAGTCCAACGCACTTCAGCCATGAGAGAAAGCCGGTCATCCTGATTCTCTTTGAAGATATTCTGGATCCAGCCAGCAGCACGAGTTTCCTCGGGCGAACCTTCTCTTGCTGAGTTGTGGTTGAAGTCTACTGCGATTCGATCAGGAACGAAATTTGCCAGCACTTCATCCATCGTGTTTTCGGTGATCTCAAATACCCCATACCGAGCGTGGGTAAATTCCCCGGTCCTCATGATCTCGACGGGGATGCCGATCTCAGTCTGGAGCTTCGTTGAGATGAAGAATTTATCCATGAACCAATACCCTTTTGAATATCGAGTCAGGGACAAGACTTACGCCTCATCCCTGACTCTTCCCCAAGGCGAACTTCACCATGAGAGCCTTTCGACTCTCACTATAGTAGTCGGATGAAATGCCATTTTGGCCCCTTTGCCACTTTTTCTCCAGAACAACTTGTCGAGTAACTCTGGCGTAAGTCGTTGTTATTGCCGACACTTAACACGTGTGTTCACTTGTTGACAGAATAACAACCTATAGCTATATTTCTCACAGTTACCCCCTTTCCCACAGGGGAAACCTGTACTGTCAACACTTTACAGTGAGAGGGAATTCATGGAGATCACACGGACGAAAGGAGAGATCGAGGACATGCTTCGGCGTGTCACATTCCAGATCGACTCGACACCAGACTGCACTCTGTTTGGCGAATACCAATTTGAAGAACTGGGATTGATGAAGGCGCACAAGCAAATTCTCTTGGGTGCCTTGGGAGAGGTTCCATTCTGGAAACCTCCAGTGCTGTTTGAACAAACCTGTTGGGCATGGCTGTGTGGGGAGTCATGGGACAAGTATCCAGAACTGATAAAGGAGGATGGCGTATGGCATACGATATGATCCACTGCGACGCTCTACATGTCGCAGACCATCTTGTAGAGGGAGCCGTCCACTGCGTGGTAACCAGCCCCCCTTACTGGAGCCTGAGAGACTACGGGGTTCCTCCCACCGAATGGCCCGATGGGACCAAGTGCTGCTTGGGTCTGGAGGAAACTCCCGACAAATTCATCGAACATCTGTGCGATGTTTTTGACAGTGTGAAAAAAGTCCTGCGTGACGACGGCACACTCTGGATCAATCTCGGAGACACGTTCGCCGGGGGTGGTGGCATTACCGGAGTGCCTGAGAACTGGGAATCTCTCAGCATGTCGAATCGAGAGAAGTATCCAGAAAACGCCCCATCGAGAGACAACAAGAGGTTCGGCCTGAAGAAGAAGGATCTGATCCTCACACCGTTCAGGTTGGCAACTGAACTCCAGAAGCGTGGCTTATATCTACGTCAAGTGATCATCTGGGAGAAACCCAACCCTGCCAGAGAATCGGTCACCGACCGTCCTACCACTTCACACGAATATATCTTCCTCATGTCGAAGAAGCCTCAATATTACTATGACATGGAAGCCATCCGTACGGAGTCAGGAGCAAATTGTGGATCAGTCTGGAAAATCACCGTCACAAATTACAAGGGTGCGCACTTCGCGACATTCCCTCCAGACCTCGTTGAGAGATGCATTAGAGCAGGTACGTCGGAGAAAGGGGCCTGTGTGGAATGCGGTGCGCCGTATGTCCGACTTATTGAAAAAGGAGAAGCCGATGACGAGTGGAAAAAAAAGTCTGGAGCCGACAGTGATGGAGAATACCGGGGTCAAGCTACAAAAGATTATGAGTTTGGAGGAGCAGAGAATCCGTCAGACGTTAAACGACGAATACTGGCAGGAATGGTTACGCGAACAACTATTGGTTGGGAACGCTCCTGCGCTTGCAAAGACCGTGATCCCGAAGGAAGCGCAACACCAATTAACCACGTTCCTTGCACAGTTCTTGATCCGTTTTCTGGAGCTGGAACGACCGCATTGGTTGCTGACCGTCTCGGAAGAGATGCCATCGGAACCGACCTGAAGGAAGAGTATATCCAGATGGCAGACAATCGCGTCTACGATGACGCCCCACTGTTTCATCAACCACACCTCAAGGAGTAATGGCAAGAGAATGAGCAATAATCTAATCTGGGGCATCGACCCCGGCACAACAAAAAGTGCATTGTGCATCTTCGACGTGGATCAAAATAAGGCTGTGTTTTCCGAGACATTTCTCAACGAGGAACTGGCAAAAGTCTTGGAGTCGAACTATGAACATGTATCACACAATGAGATCCACCACTTCAGGACAGACAAGATGAGTGCAATGGTTTCTGGCCCTGCTGATCTTGCAATCGAACAGGTTGTCTTCTATGGCAGAACCGTAGGCGAGACCACTTTCACCACAGTCTTCTGGTCTGGACGATTTGCTCAGGCATGGGGCAGACCGTACGCCTATTTCCCGTTCAGAGAGGTAGGACGAGAGATCTGCGGCCTTGCCAGTGGCATCAAGGAGCCTGAGGTACGCCAAGCTCTCATAGACCGGTTCGGACCTGAAAAGAGGACTGCAATCGGCCTGAAGGCGTCTCCCGGCCCCCTGTACAACGTCAAGGGGCATGAGTGGTCTGCGCTTGGGATAGCCGTCGCCCACGCTATACGAGAAGGACTCATGAAATGAAGGAACCCCTCACCCAACGACAACTGGAGATCTACGCAGCTATCAGATACCATGTCATCACTCAAGGAGTCCCACCCACGATTCGCGAGATGATGACTGCTCTCCAGATCAAATCAACCAATGGAGTCAGAGCCGTCATTCAGGTCTTGATCAAGAAAGGATGGCTGACCTACCCGACCAAGGGAGCCGTGCGGGGCATACGCCTCATAGATGACGAATGGAAGCATGACTCAGAAAGTTTACGTCTCGTAGAAACAGTTCTGGCATGGTATATAAATGCTGACATACCCGACATCACCAGCAGGGAACGAGACGTGGCGCATGATGTCGGAGTATCCATCCGACAAGAGCTTGTCTATGCTACCAAGGCACAGACGGCTCTGGCAGATCGCAAGATGGCGACCAAGCCATATACCCATAAGGAAGTATGATGGCTACCATCTGGATGGTTCACGCAACAAGACGAATACGAAAGAAGGGTAAGACCCTTACAGTGAAGCATGTCGAGCCACGAGTTATTGCACCCACCAAAGAACTGGCAGAAGAACAGATACGGCATTTTCTGGCAGACTCCACAGATTACAAGTGGACTATTCAAGGTACCGTAAAGGAGAGTGGATGATGAACATGAGAATAATTGGAGACGTTCATGGGAACGCTGAAGACTACATCGAATTGATCGCTGAAGAGAAGTATTCGATCCAGATCGGTGACATGGGCTTTAGCCAGACCTATGAGAAGTTGATGGACTATGTGCCAGCATCTCATCATCGCTTCGTGCCGGGGAACCACGACGACTATGACAACCTACCACCTCACGCACTGGGTGACTGGGGGATCTATGAGATCGATGGATTCTCAGCGTTCTTCGTCAGAGGCGCAGACAGTCCAGACAAGGACTTCAGGCTCATCGAGAAGACAAAGACAAAGATCAAGTCATGGTGGGATTGCGAAGAGCTTACTGCGTCACAAGGGGAGCAAGCTCTGGTCGACTACGTAGATGCACAGCCAGACTTCATGATCACTCATGACTGTCCGACGTTCCTCACAGCTACGATGGGATCGACGTGGCCACCGACTCACACGCAGGAGTTACTACAGAGGATGTATGAGGAATGGCAACCAAAGCACTGGATCTTCGGTCACTGGCATCAAGACAAAGTGATAGCAGACGACGGTACCACCTTCATCTGCTTATCACAATTGTCCCATGCCGACTTCGACTGTGAGACTCAGAGTTTCGTCTGACTACTTCTTGCCAGACTTCTTGAAAGGCATGGCTTTGCCCTTGGGCATCTTATGGCCCGTCTTCTTCGGAGGACAGACCTTTTTTGTTCCAGACTTACCCTTGCCCATGTACCCTTTACCCTTTGGCATCATACTCTCCCTGAAGATTTCAGTGTGTAAAGCCACATACAGCGACAAGCACCTCGGCCTTCGCAGTTGATCAACGGAGGCGAGATCTCATGGAACCTTGGAGAATTCAATGTTTCTGTCTGGCCGTCATGAGCCTTGCAAGGATTGCAATTGTGATCGTCCAGAATTGACGAGAAGGTGGCTGTGCTTTCGATCAACCCACCGGCTCCAGCAATGTTACTGGCTTCAGCGACACGACCAAGGTTGAAAGCCTCAGAAGTATTCTTGGTCGCCATCAATCGAGCTTCCTTCTCCACAGAACTGGTCATCTCGTTGACGATGTTGTCCAGATCGTCCTCGGTGAAGTCAGACCCCTTCGTTCTCTGCACGTCGAGAGCCACCCTGTGAGCCGTCTCGACCGTCTTGCGGCTCAGACGCTGCACAATGTCCTCAGTGCGACTACGCATGATTGCAAGGGCCTCTGTGCCCCCTACAGTGTCATCCCTGAGCAAGGGACCATCCCCAAGCCTGAACGGCAGCACGATCTGATCCCCGGCAGCTACAGCCTGAGAAGCGATCTCACTACGCACAGTCATCTGACCCTTCTGGTAAAGCTCAAACAGGAGAGGTCGGATATGGTTCTCCATCCTCTTCTCGTCCATGCTTCCCAGATCAGTCATCATGATCTCACTGAATCTGCCAGACGCCAATGCACGTTCAACGCCAGTGCGAAGCGTTTCGGTCCACTCGTCCCTCACGACCATGACACGGTGCATTATTCTGTCACGGGACGAATCAAGCGTATATTCGATGTCTGTGAGGGCTACGTGGCTCTCTATGTCCGTAGGCTCCCTCCATAGCTCGGAGGCTGCTACGCGCCCTGCTGGGGGCGCTGCGACGACCGGGGCCGGTTCCTTCTTCTTACGCTCAGAAGCCTTATCAGCCTGACGCTCACTGCGCTCCTCTGCTCTGTCCTCCTTGGCGATCTCAGCCTCTTCCTCCTCATCTGGAGTGCGACCGGAAACGCCTCGACGCTCCTGATCCTCACGGAAGGCATCGTTATCCTTGAGAGGCAGATTGAGCAGACCACGAAGACGATTTTCCAATTCAAGATCTGGCGTGATGAATGTGTCGCCCATGATACGCAGGGCTGCCAGAAGTTCAGACATGCTGATGGCACCGATGTCTGTAGCCTGAAGCACCGGACGTGGCTGGTTGGGGAAGTTGATATCCATCAACGGCCAGATCACATCACGGTTAATGATCTCCGACATCCAGTTCGTCAATGCCAACAGGGCATCATAGAAGAAGTTGGTGGTCACTTCACCCAAGGCACGGGTGCCTGTCTGCGTCGTGCCGAAGTTGATGAACTGCGCCAGACCGGCTTTGGCGATCTCCTCGTTGTGATGCTGAATGGTGGACATCACATCCAAAGCTGATCCGGTCATCTGGATAATCTCAATGCCCCAACCCTGCGGGGTCACGACATATGACTGAGATCCACCCTTCCAGTTCTTCCCGATCTTCTGTGCTGCAAGGAGGTCGTCAGTATCCCATTCCTCGGGCAATTCGATGTGGGGTACACCGATTGCAAATCTCTCATGGCGAATTGCGTCGATGCGATAGATGTTGTCTTTGATGAACCAATGCTTGTAGGCTCCACGCAGAAGGGACATGCCCTCGTAGTTATTCCCCTCCTGCTGGAAGGAGAAGACGACGATCTTGTCCTTCTGGAGATCTACTTCATTGGGATCAGACTCACCCCTGACTCTCTTCTTACGATTGCCAGTAGTCTTGGTGCGCTGGGTGACTCGGATAAGATTGTCGCTCTCGTCAGTCCACCACTTGTAGAGTGTGCTTGCCAGACGAGGAGATAGCTTGGCGATGTGCCATTGTCCATCCTCGATGACGTAGACTTTCTCAAACCACGAGAATCCAGCCCACAGGCAGGACATGGCATGGCGCAGGAACGCTTGGAAGTCTACCCGAATGAAGAGATTGTCCTGAACGAATGCGATATGCTCATCGGTGATCTTGGCAGCTTCCTCTTCGTTGTCCTTGGGACGCTGAATCACCCAATCGGCAGCTAGCACGGGAAGCTGCACAGCATACAGCAGAGCTTGCACCTGTGCGTCTGTACGACGCATCTTGTCGTAGGTCTCGACGCCCTTCTTGCCTGACAGGTCATTGTTGAATTCGTCGTTATCGATCAGGCCACCGAAAAACGAGACACCTCCAGAACCCATCTCGCGAAGGAGAGTAGAACTCTGGCTTTTCTTCAGCTTCGTGGAATCGTCCTCCAGAACGACGTGTCCATTCCCGTTCGCGTTATCGACTTTTTCAGTTACAGCATTCATTACTCATCTCCAGTAGAGGGATGCCGGTCTCCTCGATAAAGGTCCACCCAACGTAACCTTCAGGAGTCATCTGGCAGCATGGAACCAAACCGTCACCACTGAGGGCAACACGACATCCCCCCATTAAAATTCTGCGGTTGCAAGGTCAGTAGCATATCCAGTATGAGTTGCAAGGGCATTCGCTCTGAGGATTTCACTTTGCATTCCGATGTTCATGGTCTGTGCCCATGACGTAAACGCCATGCATTCTGCACGATCTGGGGATCGTTCGCCTCGTTCTAACATCTTCGCCTTGGACTCTGCAACCAACCTTCCATCCGACCGATAATCGTACTTACGGGCCGCCAGTTGATGTATGAGCCGCTTGTCGTTTGGTATCGAGATGCCGATACCCGGTGCTTCATCTTCAATTTCGTGCGTTTCTCTGAAGCGTAATCTAAGATTCCAGAGCATCTCTGTGCCCAGATTGTAGAACTGTTCGTCGTCCTTCGGTTTGTTGCCAGCATTGATAGGCACCACGTTCTTGATTTTGAGTTCACGCAATCGATCAGTAACTCCACCACCAAGTCCAGCATCATCAATACAGACTCTTTTTACACCCCGACAAAGTTCTCTTGTTCTGCCAGCCGTCACCATCAGGTTCTTGCCAGTATAGTGGTCTACGAGGTCAAACCTACCTCCCCTGAATTCTCCAAAGCATGTCTCATCGTTTCCAAATCGTGCGATGTCCACGCCACCTCCGGTGTTGCCTCCCTCGTAAACATCCCTTTCCACTGCGCTGAGAACCCACGACAATGGAATGATCGTGTCCTCGGCTTCATCAGGAAACTCGCCCTCCACCATCGAGATGAACAGGGGGGATTCCTCGCCAAGATCTGTCGCGTCATCATGCACCATCTCCAGACCAATTCTGGAGGATTCATAGGCCGACATCTCAAACACAGTCCAACGGTGTGCTTGTTCACCTCTACAGAGATCGTAGAAAGGTCCAGTGGGAGACCCCGGTGAACTGAGACAGATCCACCAAAACTTCCCACCGGGGTTACCACGGAGAATACGACGCACAGCGTTAAAGATCTCGGGCTTAATAGCTTTAGCTTCATCCATAAGTACCATAACATAGTCACCGTGGACTCCTTCGAAGGTGGCTTCCTCCGTGGCCGCACGACCGAATGCTGCCCAGTCTGCTCCTAGGTCGATATGAGTCTTGCCCATTCGATCCAGACTTGCGGCGATAGGCTTCTTAGCTCTTCCAGCCCAGACGGAGATTTCACGCCACAATTGCTCTCGCAACTGTGACCACGTACCTGCTGTGGTGACGACTCGTCCACCGGGGTAGTTGTCCATGAACCAGTGAACCATGAGCGCAGCAGTCGCCGTTTTAGCAATGCCGTTTGCCCACTTAAATGCATAGAAGCCGGGATCAGCCATTATATCCAGAGCTTCTGCCTGATAGGATCTACGAGAATCCAGAACGAAATCACCACGCGCCATCTTCTGACGGCACCAGTGATGCATCCCACTAGGAACCTCTGCCAGCCAATCCTCCAGAACTTTCTTGCCCCGATACGGAGCTAGCTCAATATCGAGATGGTCCGTAGCCCACTTCGCAGGGTGTTTACGATAGTACAGCATCCTTCTGGCGCGTTCGGACTGCAATGGCTTATTCTTGCTCATGCTTTCACCAAGTCTTGTGCTACATCCATGACATCTCTCAGCGCCTTACGAGCTTCCTTGGAGTAGGTGCCAAATTCATCCATAGGATTCTGGCGCAAGAATAATCTCATCCTATCTAATCGCTTTCTGTAGCGGATAAATGCCATGACATCCCTTTGTCTGGCGTCAACCCTGCCTTCCATGCGTTTTTTGCTCTGCTCCTGCAACTGCTTATGGGCCACTGCGACTTTCGTTTCTCCAGTCTCCATGGACTGAATCAACTGCTCGTCACCTGACTCCATGATCTTCTGTATACGCCAGTAATTCGTGTATGACGTAACATTCTTCAGTTCGCCAGCTATCTGAGAGGTGGTCGGGGTTTCACCTTCGTTAATCTTGATGTTCTCCAGCGCCTTCCCTGCTTTGTAGATCATCCCCGGCGTCAGGTGACGCCTGAGAAGATTGTCCAACAATAGGTGCCGAATGACGGCAGCTTCACCGTCCAGTTTTACTACTTTAACCTCTACATACTCTACGTTCAATTCCTTCAACGCCCGTAGACGTTGTGAGCCACATATGACTCGACCCTCTGGGTCCAGTTCTAGAGGGTGATTGACTCCTCGTTCGTCTATGTCCTGCTTCAGTTCTTGAAACTCATCATCTCCCATCGGGCCGAAGATGGCATCTGAAAGAGGATGAGCCTGAAGATGGCTGACTATGCGGGTTTCAGTCTTCGATTCGGTCTTCATCCTACATACGCCAAGGCATCTTCCTTCAACTGCTCTCTAGGACATTGCCAGTCTTCTGCAAGCTGGCCCAAGGATGCCCCTTCAGACAGTTCCTTCAGTAAGGTGCGAATATGAGCCGGTGGAGTTTCTTGGGGTAGTTCAGGAGGGTCCACGATGATCGTGGATGGTTTAACATCGATGTATTCTGGACCGTCGTGAAGACGCTCCCATGAGTCTGCTGCCGCAATGCCGTGAGCGAAAGCGACCTCTTCGTGAGTGGGGTTTCTGCCAAGATCCCGACGCAAGATCTCTACATCCTTGAGAACCTTGCGCTCCTTTTTGGTTTCCCACTCTGGCTTCGTGACTGTCCCTTCGCGAGTCCTCGTGAACTGGACGATGGCACGTCGCACTGATATCTTGGCATAGGCACCGAACCGATAGGTTCGATCTTCAATCTGGTAGGTCTCAACGGCTTCGCAAAGAGCTACGTGGCCCTCTCCTTGAAGTTCTTCAAACTGGATCTGACCACCACCGTTGACATACTGTCTTGCTGTAGATCCGACAATCGGCTTATGGGACATGATCATCTGGTCTCTGGCAGTGCCATTGCCGAGAGCGATCAGAGTCCAGAGAGTTGTTTCAGCCGAAGGATTCATACCCACCTGAGTCTGCGCTGCCATCCTACCCTCACTGGGGTTAAGGGCAGGATGGCTACACAAAGGAGAATGGCGAAGTCGCCTATGATCTACTTGAGGACTCGATTGCCTTCAGACGCGGGGCCGATCCTGCTGGTGATCTTGTCAAATCGAGCAGAATCAACGCCCATGGCTGCGGCCCTCTTCTTCCCCATACCCAAGAGATTCTGAGCAGCATTCTTGATGCCAGTCTTCTCTCCTGAGATGGAGACCTGTCCATTACCCATGACCATTCTCCTTGCAAGGATGGGGCCTGAGAATTATTCCCGTGAGAGTAGGCCCCTACTTCCCCCCACGGAGTCGTGACTGCATTCTACTCCCGATCCAGACGTATCGAGTGCCCGTATCAGGCAGAGAAGGCTCAATAAACTCCTGATGCCTATCTCCACCATAGAACACTACAACCTCTGGTGTCAAGCTCTCTATTGCTTTCTGGTAGCCTTGGATGGACATGCCCCGGCGGCGAACCTGTTCTTCTTCGTCACCCTTGCCCCAAGCCATTGTCCTGCACTGAGTATAGACAACTGGAGCGTTTTTGGGTATCCCAGCGAAACAGAAGTCGTGAGACGAGGTATCGATGAAAGTCAAATTGGGGGCTACTTTGAGTCCAGCTTCCTGAAAGAATCGGGCACACCAGAAGGCTTTATACATCTGGTGAATCTGCAAACACCGGGGCTGTCCCTCCCAGATTGAGAAGTCAGGCATGATCACTGTACCCCACTTGTTCAGCCGTAAACGAGTGACAGCATCTACAGGATCATTCCAGATCGATTCGAATTTGAAGTCGTCATCGTAGAAGCCGATGATCCCTCCTTCGCCCATACCGACATCCCAGTGCGATCCCTTGATTCCATGCCATGTGAAGAAGGTCTCATCCAGAGGTGTCTCTACTCCACCCTGCTCGTTCCAAACGTATTCAGCAACACCACTCGCCATCATGCTCACATCCAACGGCGGAATCTCCAAGTAATTGTCAGAAGGAAAAGTCACGTTGGGATTCAGGCTGTAGACGCCAGTGAGTTCCTCGCGAGGCATGTTGACCACGTCGGCAACCTTGGTGATGTCCTCTTCCTGTTCTGCAACAGAAGGAGTCTCAGGTTGCTGGTAACCAAGCTCTGGAAGAGCCTTGAGGATTTCAGAATCATCGAATCCGGTGTGCACCAGATCCTCGCCCATCTTGTGGATGGCTTTCATCTCGTGGTTTAGGATGCGCTGATCCCATGTGGCCTCTTCGGCGATCCTGTTGTCGAAGATGATGAACTGGCGACGTTGCCGTTCAGTAAGGTGGGTGACCTTGATGGTGGGGATTTCCTTCATAGCCATCTGCTGTGCTGCCAACACTCGGCCATGACCGGCGACGATAGAATCGTCTTCATTGATGATCACTGGCACCAGAAAACCGATCTCATTGATCATGCCGACCAACTTGTCGATCTGGCTTTGGGGGTGCTTACGCGCATTACGCACGTAAGGCTTCAGATCATCAGGCACACGATATTCAATGTGCAGTCTAATTTCTGGAGTATTGAGGTTATCAACAGTGCCAGATATGTCAGTCATCTATGTTCTCCCGTTTGGCAAACCACAATCCTCTACGACCATTAACCCATCCAGTTGTAGTCTCATCTTTCCATCCAAGCTTGATAGGAAAGGGATGGTTGTCGTACGTGCCCTGTCGATACATCTCTGACGTAAATCCTCCATCACCAAAGGTTTGTTCGATCCAGCCTATTGAAGGACGACATCCTGTAGCGGTCTGATCCCCTTGCTCACCATCGAAGGCATGGTCATTCCCTTCATCAGAAAAAAACTTTGTGGGAGCAACTTCTGGCAATGTATGAATGCCAGTTCCTCCTATAGTCAGTTCACTATCCAGAACCAAGTGATCACAGGAATCACATGCTTTCCGTATGCTGAACTCAGGATTTTCCAGATGATACAGAACTCCAAGGTGAAGAATGATATCAAAGTGACCCTCAAAAGGCCACTCTGTATTCAGATCAACTCTATGAACTTCTATTTCTTCATTTCTACGCTTGACCTCTTCTAAGAACTCTGGTCGTACATCGCTACATACAACCTCACATCCCAGAAGATAGAAAAAATTACCAATTGTACCATCCCCACATCCGACTTCCAGCATTCTTTTGCCGTAAAAAAACTCTCTACCATAATGATCCAGCATGGCATTTATCCTAGCCCTACGCCACGAAGGATAGTACAGACCGGGACATCTCATGGGTGAATACTTCCTTTCCTTGGGGCCACTACGCCGAAACGGGCTTATGT